TTTGAGCTGGAATCTGTTTTAATGAGCCAGAACCTTTTAAATCATCATCTGAAGGTACTGCACCTTCTTCAAATGATCTCTGATTATTATTTGTTTTTCTAAGATGAGAAACAACACCTAACCAAATATTGTATCGCTTTACTATCTTCAAGAGATCAGACATTAGCCGATCAATTGCAGTATTTATATCAGATCCATCGATCTCAGATACAGCAATTGTAATATGGTCGAGATAAATAAATTTACAACCAGATAGCGCCATAAATTCTATTTTATCAATCAATGAATCATCTGAAACACTACCTTGATGGTCTAGAAACATAAATCTATTTGTTCCCATTGTATCTTGCCATAGTTGTTTTTCTTCTTCTTCTGAAATCTGAGTATCAGGTAGATGTAATCTTTTATTAGCATGTAGTGCCATAATACCACCAACAGCTTCATAAATAGACTCCTCGAGTGAACAGATACCAATCTTACTTTCTGTATTAAGTAGTAAGTGATATTGATCTTCTTTTAGAAAGGAAGACTTACCCATGCCAGTACCTGAGGTAATCATTGTAATAGAACCCATTCTTCGACCATAGCTTAACTTATTTAAGTCTACAGCAAAAGAAGCCCAAGGTACATAATCAGCATCTAACTCTTTTTTATATAACTCCCAAGTATCAGCTGATTGTACAATTCCAGCAGGACTCCAAGGAGATGCATCATAGATAGCAGAGATTACAGCTTTCCAACCTTCTTTTACTAATACATCAGAGGCATCTTTATGCTTAGATTTAACAATATGTACTTTGTCAAATCCAATGATCTTGGCTGCTTTCTCAGTAGCTTGTTGTCCGGGTTCATCCTGATCTAGCCATAACACTACTTTATCAAATGAACGAATCCAGTCTCGGTGATCTAAAAGTAACTTAGTAGAGGATGCAGAGGGCAAGGATACTACTGGGTAAACAGTTTGATACTTATCATACCATGCTTGTGCAACAGAAAGTGTGTCTAATTCACCTTCGGTAATTACTAATTGTCTTCCACTGTTAAATAACCTTCTACCAAATAAGTCATTTACTTTACCAATACAAGTAAATTCTTTTGGCAGCTTTCTTACTTTATATCCAATAATTTCATTTGGTCCATAAGGGTAATAATGAGTATCAATTTCACCCTTATCATTATAGGAAACTCTGACTCCAAAGAATTCTGATATATGCTTAGTTATGGCTCTTTCTTTAAAGCCCCTAATATCAAATCCATATATTTCATCTAGATCCATCAATTGTTTATTCTCATAATTTTTATTGTTAGTAAACGTTTCTTGCTTATCTGGTGGAAACCAAGTAGAACAAGAAAAGCAGTAGGAATCTAATGTTTCGTATACTTGCCTTGCGTCAGAGCTTCCACACTTTTTACATGATTGGTCCCTGTGAACTATTTTGCCCATCTAGTGCTGCCTTAATACCTAATATTACTTTAGCTGTAAAAATTGCTGATAAAGATAGTAACAAGTAATCTGCCGAATTAGGTGAAACTTGTACATCATTAATAATATTATACGATTGAAAGTATAATAAACCTAATGCAATTAGTGAAAATAAATTACTTAGAAATACCATTAATTACTCCTTGAAGCCTTTTCTTATGTCTATTCGTTACAGGCTCTGTAACTTTCCATGTTACCTTATCTATAAATCTATTATACCAAATATGATTATTACTCGGTACCTCTACTACTACTTGTGACCAAGTTTCTGCCCATGAGAAACCACCTTTTGAATAATATTGTTCTAATACAATAAAATCAAATGCGTCTTCACCTTTTTCTTTAATTAATTCATTAATAATTTTAGAGCTACTCGTATAGGATCTCCAGTTACTCTGAGAGCCTTTTGTTTTCTTGGCAGCACTTCTAAATGCCTTTTTACCAATATACATACAGTTAGTAGACTTTTCTTTTATTAAATAAATGAAGCCATACGCATTTTCAAAATCTAATTGTTCAGTAAAATCCCAATGCCCATTATCAAGCTTTTTTCTTGATCGAGAAGTGGTCATCGATTGTCCTCCATAGGTGGATCAATCGCCCATTACTCAGTAGGTATGAATACCAATCATCATTATAATGTTTCTTGTAAGCGTCAATCACTCTTTGTTTTCTTTCTTCGTGAGTGTTAGCATCTTCTAGTATTTTATTAGCCTTAGCAGGTCCAACTCCAGGTAATCCTGGGATATTATCCGTGCTATCACCAGTTAGAATCTGTTGCCAGTAAAATCTATCAGCTTCCTCTTCGGTCATAGTATAAAATAAATCTTTTACTGGATTCCAATGTTTCCCTGGAATGCAATCTAAATCTTTATCAATACTACAAACAATATATGGATCTCCAGCTTTAGTTGCTTGATTAGCCCATATACGTATCATATCATCTGTTTCAAATCCAGTGCATAAAACAGTATTAGGTAATCCTACTAAATATTGTTTTAAATCATTAAAGTAAGGTGCTCTTGCATCTTTAGATTTTTGTCTGGATGGGCTTCTTTTATAATCTGGATATATAGTATCCCTAAAATTATTTGGCCCACCAACAGCAACTAAATACTCTTCCGCAAATGAACCTTCTGTCCAGAATTGGAGAACATCGTTCAGCCTAGTTTTAGCCTCTTCGATATTCTCCGTTGCCCAGATTGAATGATAGAGAATAATATCACCATCAATCAATGCTAGCATATTTACTTCTTATTAACAAAAGATAATGAGCCTTTAGTAGTTACCAAACCTACCAAATAGCGCCCACGCCGAGAATCCACATCTAGTCCAAAGGTTTTGTTTGCTGCATGATATGTTTGATAGATACGCTCTGTACCGGGAACATAAAAGAATGTTGTTGATGGTACATGATAGACAATTGTTGGAATTGAAGGCTTAACGTTAGTTTTATCCATTTGTGATTGTAGAAGTTTGATCTTGTTCATTTATATTTCCTAATTGAATTACTGGGATTGAAGACTTTTGAAGAAATTGAATACCTTCATCAGACTTATATTGCTCTTTATAAAATACTCTTTTAACTCCTGACTGATACAAAATTTTAGCACAGTCTAAACATGGAGCAGTCGTGACATAGACATCACAACCTTCAGAAGATTGTGTTGATCTAGAGATCTTAGCAATCATGTTTGTTTCAGCATGTAATACCTCTGGTTTAGTTTTAAGAAATTTATCTTTTGCTTCTAAGTAGGGAAGTGGGGATTTTACAATGTATTCACATTCATTATCCCATCCTGATGGAGTACCATTATAACCAATTGCAATAATATTATTATCCTTTACTGCAATAGCACCAACTTTCCTCTTAATTGCTGTAGATAACTTAGCTACTGCTTCCGCAGTGTTCATAAAGAATTCATTATATTTAGTGAACATCATACCAAGTTTTACCTAATTTAGCTTCACCGTCCATGATTGTAACACCAAATACCTTAGGTGCTTCCTTGAAACATTCCTTGGATAATTCAGCTGCTTTTTCTGCGTACTCATCTGGAACAGCAAATTCAACCTCATCATGATAAAAGATTAAAGGAATCCAAGGAATTTCCTCTTCATTCAGTTTCTTCATAATCATTGCTACTGCCGCCTTGCAAGTAATCGCTTCAGCTGACTGAAGTAAATAGTTTAGCCCTTTATGAGCAGATTCACAAGGTACTCTTCGACCATCTAATGCAGGGATATAAGGATCCCCCATTGCTTCTGTCTGATAATATACTTGTTGAATCTTCTTATTTAATTCAGCTAATCCTGGTACTCGTTTAGCAAATTCACCTTTTATCTTATTCCCTAACTTTGCATTTCTTTTTCCTGTAAGAATTAATGATACTTTTTCACCACCTGCACCAAATAAGTAAGCATAAATAAATGGTTTGGCGGTAGACCGTGGGAGAGATTCGTCTGGTTTTAACTCTTTCTCTTCACGTAGAATCGAGGTAAGAACATCAGCATTTTTCTGATGGACATCCCCATTAATTACTTCATTTGTATATTCATCGTTCTTTAGATAATGGCATAATGCTCTAAATTGATTACCACTCGAGTCAGCACCTACAATAGTCCATCCATCTTCTACAATGAATAGTTTACGCATCTCTGGACCCCATTCTGCCTTAGCACTTGGTACATTAACAATACCAGAATGTCTAGCTCGACTTGTTGGTGTAGCAATAGTAAAACAATCGCCATGTAGCCTACCATCTACATCTAGGTTTTCAATCCATCCGGAGAGGATATCATGACGAGAACGAGTAGTATAATACTTGTCTAATAAAAGACCTTCATTACCTAATTTCTCTAAAGAAGAGGTTGTAAGCTTTGGACTTTTCTTTACGAAGTCACCATTAATTTTCTCCCAATTCCAATCATCCGGTTCCCAACCAATTGTATAGAGATATGCCTTAACAGATTCAATTGAACCTAAATAAGGTTTAATTATCTCTATCCTGCTGTAAGGACCTTGTACAGTCCGAATGTCCCTACCGTTACTAGGATCAAGTCCAAAGTAACGAGCAGTAAAAGCATCATAGTTACCGTTCTTGATCCATTTTGGTTCTTTGGGTTCTTTGTCGAGTGGCTTAATAACCAATCGAAGTTTTGGTTCAATCTCATCTTCAATTGCCTTTAACTCTTGTTTCATTTTATCTAGGATTACCAATGCTTCTTGCTTATTAAACAACCAACCTTTTTCTCTCGATAAAGAACAAAAGTGTGCTACATCATGTTCTACCCTTAATGATTCCTTAATAAGAGGCTTCTTTTCAGATAAAACTTTAAATTCTCCGATTAAATGTTTATATACCAATACATTGATATCTACATCCTCTAAGCAACGATGTAGCATTTCATCCGAATATTTAGACCAATCATTATGTTCTGGCTTTTCTTTTCCTACATATTTGCCCCATAAAGCAAGGTTATGTTTTCCACCAAAGCGATTATAATTAAGTACTTGAGACATAATCATCGTATCAACGATTTTAATGTCATCCTTTGGAAACCAGTTTTCTAGTTTACGCAAAAGAGGTAAATCATAACCAATAATATTGTGACCAATTAATAGCGTAGCCTGATCAAAAAGTTTTCTAAATTCTTTTAGAGGCTTTGCTCCTTTGTCTTTAGCAGGATAATCACTAAATACATATTTGGTATTAGTGGTTAAATCTACTGCAACAATAATCCAGATGGTATCAACGGTATCGAGTAATCCATTAGATTCGATATCAAATACCAATTTCATTTAATTTATTTTCTCCAAAGTTTTGGTGATCTAGTAACAGAGCAATCAACCTTGTAGCGATCATCATTAAAACAACCTTGAGCTTGAGAATCAAGAATAATAGCACAAGATGCCATTAGATGTGCTAGATGATGAATACCACTATCATGTGCATACTCTTCACCATTATACCAATCAACTAAATGGCGCATCATGGCATCATAGAATACAGATGCTGTAGTCCCTGTTGCTCTCCAATTATATCGCCCATATTTGGTAGCTCCATCACTCATTGCACCGCCTATTGCAAATAATGCTACTGGTGGTACATCTGAAATCTTGGGTTTACTAAGAGCCGCTAATGTTTTAAGATTACCATCAACTGGTTGAATCTCTGTTTTTTGAGGTGTTTGTTCAGACATCCACTTATTAATTTGAGATTGTTCCCATTCTTCAATTTCAGCCTTCATAGCTTTACCGGATGACCATTGTTTATTTCTAACTCTAGCTTCACGAAACTCTTCAATTTCATCATCTGTATTTAGCAATACATAGCCGGAATCAGAATCAAGATGATCTGCCTTAATAGAGAAAGGTCCTTGATCAGGATTACATTTAGTTAATTCTGATCGCCATCTAGTAACAACATCTAATCTTGTAGTGGTATTTATCTTTCTATTCCTTTTATCTAAAATGGTATACAGATAGCCTTCACCCATGATATACGTCTCCATTTTCTGATATCTTTTTATCCTCATAAGGTCCAGCAACCCTACGATAGAATTCTAGTTTAGCACCCTCAAGTGCGCCAACAATATCATTAATACATTGATAGTTTAAATCATGCTCTCTAATATATGCAATACACATTTGTGTAATAACATAATTTAATTCACCAGGAGTTTGAATTCCAATTAATTTAGCTGCATCAATTATATAGTCAATACGATCACGATCGATCATCTTAATGTATGGCATTAGTCAATATACTCCGAGATAATTGTTTCACATGCTTTGTCTACAGTTGATCTCCATTCTGTAACTAATGACTCAAAGAATGGATGGATTGTTGATGCATCTTCTTTAAATGCAATAACAGGTTTACCTAGTACATAAGAAGCATAAAATACTTCCATTGCTGTACCATGTTTAGCTATTTGAGGTCGATCTAGGTTAGCTAGAATAATATCAGACTCACGAATATCTCTAAGATCTAGTTCAAATATACGTTTCATATATTTAATTTCAAATTTATGGATACGTCTAGTTGGATCAAGAACTTTTTGATCAGCTGATAATAGTAAATGCTTTGCAATATCTCGCCAACCTTTTGCATCTTCAGCAGATACATGCTCCATAGGTCCAGCAAGATAAATAGTTCTCTGTTTATTCATATTTAATTAATAATTTCAATTACTCGCATAGTATTTGCTGTATACCATAACCCGCCTTGTGATTGAGGTCGTTGATGCTCAGTAAAATCAGTAATCTCAACTTTACACCATACTCTACCCTTAGTAGATAAATGTGGTGCATTCATCTCAGAACAACAATGCCATCCAGGACGAAAAGCAAAACCTTTTGTACGATGCTCTTCAGCAGGATAAGTTATATCCTTACTAATTCGTTGTTTACGATTGATAAATAGAGGACCAAGAGATCCATCTTTACGTTTGCGAAATAACTTATACGCTTTTATAGAATCCATCCAAATACAGCCCCAATTGGTACTAGAAATACTCCAATAACTCGTCCAACCAAGATACCAATTGGAGTAGCAGAAGTTGCTTGTAATATTGCTGAGAAATTTAGAATCCATCCAAAGATCAAAGCTAGTATAAATACAATTACACTAATTGTAGTAAAATAATTTAAAAAAGTTTTCATAATAAAGTCCTATATAATAAAAAAGGGCCGAAGCCCTAGTTTATTTAAAATTCTGGATCTTCGGTATCACCACCAAAAGCATCTCCAGCGGTTACAACCTCAGTATCTACCATATCAAAGTCATCTTCCCTTGGTTTTGGAACATAAACAACATGCTTAGTTACTTGAACCGCCATTAGCATAGAAGCAATTTTTCCATCATCTCCATATGGATATTGAAAGATACGAATATTACCAACAGAGCCATTACCGATACTATTAGGATCAATAGTCTCTAGGCTACCGTTAAGTACGGTTACTGGTTGAACATCTGATAAAGAACCGTCTTTTTCCTTCTTCTTTGATTTCTTTTTAATGTTAGCTTTATAATAGACCTTATCATTCTCATCAGTTTCAGTCTTAACATTAATATTCAGTTTCTTCCACTCAGCAGCTTGTGCCTTGTTCTTAGTACGAATCTGAATTTCCCAAGTAGGTTGTTCTTTATTATATTTGTCGTTTGGTCGCTTGGGATCAAGTCGGCAGAAATATAGTTCAACGTCTTTTAGAATAGCCATAATTTTTAGTTCCTTGTCTTAAATTTAGTCATGTTAAAAGGATCATCTAAGGATCCAGTGTATTTGCTTAAGCGTCCCCTGGTACTTAATCTTAAGCGTCCCTTGGTAAGTTTAACAGAAAGCATACTGAGATTTCAGTACTTCTTTGTAGTCTAGGGTTCCAAGTTCTGGCATCAGATCTTCACTATCTAATTGTGCTAGAATCTGATTAAGTGGTTTTGAGTCATAAAACTCAATAAATTTTTCTCGTACTAGCTTAAATAATTGAGACATATTTCCTGGATGACATCCAAAAGAATCATGTACTACAGTTACAGGAAAGTGAGCACTTGCTACAACCATTGTTAAGTGGGCAGCATCAAAGCTATGTACGATATTTGGAGCAGCACCAGTCTTTTGACTATCCTTGTCAATAATTGTGCTTTCCCATGTTTGTACATGTACCTTTAACTCATCATTACCATACTTTAATTTAGTACGAGCAGTCTTTGGCTTAGTATATGTTTGAAACACTGGAAAATTAGTAATTGGGGTTTTCCAAGCTAAAAAGCGATCTTGCTCATTTGAGCGATCGGCTAATGATTGGAATAACCTTAACATCTTTGCAGGTCCAGGCAACTTACTATAACATGTTTCGAATACTAGATTACCAAGTAATGCACCCCATAAATGTTCTTTATCTCTTAGGTATTCTGACATATCTCGAGTATCATCTATAATCTGTTGACCCATACCATAAGATGTACCGCCATAACCTAAGGTCATAACATTACGCTTTACTACTTTACGTTGATCTTTTGGATCATCAATTGCTAGCCAATATAAAGGAAATAATTTTTCTCTTATTACACGATGCTCATTTCTCCATTGTTGTGCTACTTGATATGCTAAAGCTTTTGCTTCACTTTTATCAGGTGCATTCATATAAGCCGATTGAAGGTTCTTAGCAGTTTCAAATACAGAATTAAATTGTTTCTTTTCAGAATCAGATAATCGATTTGTCATTACTTTAAGCTCTTCCCATACATACTTTGCGATATACATATAGACATCGCCAGGAAGTTCTTGTGGTACTAAATTAACTAATGGTGCAATAATTTCATCTTGAGACATTGCCACAAGATGTTGTACACCATTATTTGAACCGTCAATATATACTGGTAAATGACATTCATAATCAGAAATAAAATTTCCTTTAGTCAACCATTCACCAATCTTCTTCAACTCAAAACAACAAGCTAAGAAACTAAAAGGTTTCTCAGCATTCATCCAATCAGTATTTACAAATGGTGAATTTGCATAGCCTATAAATGTTTGTAATGAGTCTGACACAAACTTAGCACGATCATCTAGTGATACTTTATCATTACCGTAACAATTAGATATATGCACTCGTAGCCAGTACCAACCATCCTCTCCAAGCTTTACTGGATCTTCAAGGAGTAAAAGACCTTTTGCATTATCACTTGATTGTTCATTTAGAAAGGCTGTATTAACATAAATACGACCTCTAAAATCACAATTATATAAATGATAAAACGCATTATTTAAATTACTCAATGCTGCTTGTTCAATAGCTTCTGCTTCAATCAGTAAGGATTTTTTCTTTTGCTCATCGATTTCTTTATGAAGTTTAAATGGGGTTATATCTCCAATATTCGATTTAAGAGCTTGCTGATATACAATGAATACATCTTTATTAATTAGCCAACCAACATTTTGTAATGCATTTAAAGCATTAAATATTGGAGCTTGATCAGTAGTATTAATTGTTTTAAAGTTACCAGAAAAGGATTTCTTAATCAAAGGAAGACCTGTTGAATGAATAGGTCCATCCCAGTGATCTCCTCTAGATTTAAGTGGATACAAATCTATTTTAGTTTTATCAATTAATGTCCATAAAGTTTTAATAGCATCCCAATCTTTTATGGAGAAATGATAAGACTGGTGTTTAGACTTCTTTCCTTTCTTATATGTATGTTTTAATCTGTAATTTAAAATGCCACACTCAATATAAGAGATACATATAAACCAACCAACCTGTACATCAGCTATGCTATCTAAGCCTAACCTCTTTTTCTGTCTGATCTTTCTACCTATAGAAGCAGCTACTTCTACAAGACCAGATTTCTTTTCTAAACCATTTAGTATATGAATATAAGAATTTGAAATTAATTCGCTAGGTTCGTCATCTTTTAAAATGTATGTATAAATATTTCTATCTGCTCTTAGCGTTGATATTCGAGTTGATAAATCACTCGTCAACTTGCTTAATATATTTTGCAACCGATTTCTCCGTTAATTCAACAATTTTTTTGCTGTAAATTAATGCTATACATAGTAATATCGCTTTCCAAATTGACATTGATTCCCTTCTATTATTTTAATTATAGGAATTTTGATTAAAAAAGCCAGAATATTATACTCCCTCTGGCCAGGAGTTTTGATAAAAAATGCCTGGATATTATACTCCCCCAGGCAGGGAGTTTTATTTCTTTTTCTTTGCACTTTCTTTCCCGGCAAAATAAAAGGAATATCCTCGGCGAAGGATAGTTAACATACAAGCAGCACCAAAGATATCAGAGATACTGTTATCACTACCTGTTAAAAAGAAGCATAACATAAAGAAAACTATCTCTGCAAGTATACCAGAAAAATAAGGTATAATACTTATTGACCTATCTATTACCTTTGACTTAGTATCTTTTGTACTAATTGCTGGTTTATTAGAAATACTCTTTTTATTGCTGCTAAGATGATACGGCTCAATCATCTGTATGTTTTGATTATTAACTGATGGATTTAGTATCCTACTTTTTTTCAGCGTAGAGGACACAAGCTTCTCCATTCCTAAGTAGTAGAGTAACAATATAATTTGTGTTAGGGTCAAAAATACGAAGAACTTTTGATTCTTTAATATTGGCACCAGACACTACTTGCTTTTCAGAAAGAATTTTCATCTTAAAGACTTTGACTTCTTTCAATAACTCTCTAGCATCCAGATAGCAACCAACACTCAGTTCTTGGATCTTCATATCAGATTGTGCATTAGCAAATCCAGAGAAGATAACAAATAAACCGAAAAGTATAGCTTTAAAAGTTTTCACTTTATCACCTTACAAAGTTAAATTGAATTTCTTCCGAGACCCACTGTTGAACAGGGTTATTTGTAGTATCAGCATAAAAACCAAACTTTGCAGCCATGATTGGTTCTGCTGGTACAAAAACAACTCGACCATTTAATAGTTTACCAAATTGACCAGTAATCTTTACATCAATGATAAGATACTCTGCTGGTAAACATTGATAGTCTCCATCAGATACTCGAACCACTGGTAAAGTTCCCTGTTTATCTGGTTCTGTTGCTAAAAGTTTAAAACCCTGCTTATCTTCTTTTTCAATTGATACAAGTGATTCATCGAGAAAATAAATTTGTTTAATGTCAAAGTTTTTCACAATTAACTCCTAGAATAAATATTAGAAGAAAGAATAGCAGAAATATGACCAAGTATAGCAGACTCTCTAGTAGAACTTATTTGAGTAAGTTCATAATAGTCTCCTTTAACAAAGCATGTTTCAAATCTATCAGCTTTTACTTGAACAGTGCTAATATCGAATTTATTTGGCAAATGTGTAACTATCTGCCAAGGCAACTCTTCATTAGACCTAGTCTCTGGGTCGCATATTAAAAAAGACATAAGGCATTCCTATGTTTATAAACAAAGAATGGCAGGTATTTACCCCTGATGCCCTGGTCTCTCTATGGCGAGAAGCTCGGATACTTACCTCCTAGTGGTCTCACTTTTAAAGCCGTGAAGACTTAATAAATTACTATTTCGTACTTAGATGCAGGATAATAATTTAGTAAAGCATCATGATTGAACTTTGCTACTAATTGGCCTGTTGTACGACTATAGATATAATACATATGGTCGCCCATAATATCTCCTTATTATAACACAAAAACTAATGTAACAACTGTTACAGCCATCAAGATATAGAGAACTGTATCCTGAACTTTACGAGATTCAATAAATTTCCACATTTGAAGTCCTTTCAAAAGTTACTAACCTTGCTATCAAAGAATCAAAAGAAATGATGGATAAGTTTCCAAATCCATCATCAACCTTTACACTAAATATAATACCCTTGTATGTATATTTACTCATTATACTTCATCTATAAAAGCAATAAGCACTTTAGCAGTGATTGTCGCTAATAAGAAATTAAGCAGAAAAAGTAATACGAGTGTCATACGGAGTCTTTCTTAGAAAAAGATTTGATAAAATTGTCAAATGCTTCAACAGCCTTGTCTTTCTTTTCTTTAATATCAATAGAATCTACTTTGCTAGAAAGATCCTTGTAAATGACTTCAGCTGTTTTAGTTGTCTCTTTATAGAGCTTCTTCACTTGCTTCATAGTCTTGTCCTTGTCAGTCTCTTGGCTTTCTTTGTAGGCGCAAACTGCAACATTGGTAGTTGTTACAAATGAACCAGCCACGATACCAGTAGCAATAACAGGACCAAAGCCGGGAATGATTAAGGCAGCACCAGAACCAATCGCCGCACCAATAGCACCACGTTGAAGCATTGTAGAACTTTCGCACTCATCGCTAGCAGAAGCACTAAAGGCAGAGAACACAATAACAGTAGTTGCAATAAGCTTTTTCATTTCAAAGTCCTTAAAAAAGTTGATTTGAGTACTCTATCACTATTGATATTTCTTCATTATAGATACGTCATTTTTCTCACTTTTTTCTATGAAAAAATAGCCCCAAAAACCGAAGTTTAAGGGGCTAGTTGTTATTAAAGTTATTTTAAAAATTTTTAGTTAGTTAGGCGCTAATGGCATTTGCCAATTCTTCACCACATCCATCAACTGCTCAACAGTAGTGCAAGCATCAATGTCTGCCTTCACCGCCGTGGCTGTTGAGCGCACAGATGCTCGCCATGTCTTCCATGCAGCATCCATCTCTGTGCCTGTTTCAAACGCTCTTGCAGCCATCCAATCAGACGGTTGTAAGGCTGCATACACCTGAGCATCAATCTGCGCCCTGTGAGTCGATTTAAGACCCTTGGTGACCACCTGATTGCCAGCCTCATCCAGCATCGGTGTGCCGTCCTCATTCACCTCATTGCGGTCATCCAACAGCTTAGGTGTGTTGGTGTAGGTCAGGGATGCGCCTACCAAGTTCTCGCTCACCCAGTAGAAGCGGTCATCTGCTCTGCTACCTGTAACCACCACTTCCTCTAGCCCAATTGCTGCCTTCTGTTCGGCAGTTGCTTGAGCCAGCCATTGCTGTGGGTAGGTGATGCCACCCAAGGTGAATTGGGTGTATTCGGTGATGTGTTTGTTTTCTGTTTGTGAGTAATACATAGTTGCTCCTTAACGGGCGTTTGAATATTTCGTTGGATTTTCGGCGAAGGCGGCGTAGATGTATGTGTAATTACTTGTATTGTGTGATCCAGCAGTTGTTCTAATTTTGAATCCGTTTGAAAGAATATCAATATAAGTGTTTACATCACCTGATACTTCTGCACCGCTTGAATTTGCTTGAAGTTGTGCTGCACAAACATTGTACGGACTGCGAGAAGTGTCATTTAATATCCAACCTTCTCCGGCATTGCTTGATAACTTTATCATCACATATTTAGGTCTAAACCCACAATACACAAATGGCCCATCCGTGCTTCCATTGCCCGTGTACTTGCCAAAGGCTGAGTAGCCGGGGACAGTGGCGAAAGCGTAACAAACGAATGTTGTGCCTGACTCATTTGTGCC